GAGATACTCTTTAAATATAATAAACAACAGACAATTTCCCCCCAAACTGTCAGACAATTACCAGGAAGAGCGTTTATAAATTAAAACATATATTGTTAATAATTTATTTACAATTATGTCATAATGTGTTAACACTAATACAGTATTATATAATCATAAAGATAAAGAAACAAAGACGTCAAGGAAAGACTTGAAGAAAGGAATTGCAATGAAGATATTAGTTGCATGTGAGGAATCTCAAAGAGTGACAATCGAGTTTAGAAAGTTAGGTCACCAGGCTTATTCTTGTGATTTATTAGATTGTTCAGGAAATCATCCGGAATGGCATATCAAGAAAGACGTAACATTATTATTGAATGGAAATTGCATTTTTCACACTGTTGATGGAGTAGAGCATGAAATTTCTGGTAAGTGGGATATGATAATAGCATTTCCACCATGTACGTATTTAACGGTAACTGGTAACAGATGGTTCAATTATAAAAAGTATGGAGATAAAGCAATACAGAGAATGCTAGACAGAAATGACGCCATCAAGTTTTTTATGACTATAGCGAATGCTGATTGTGATAAAATAGCAATTGAAAATCCTGTCGGGATAATGAGCACACATTGGAGAAAGCCGGATCAAATTATACAGCCTTATCAATTTGGGGATGCATACGAAAAGCGTACATGTTTATGGTTAAAAGGCTTGTCAACGCTCACACCAACAAAAATTGTAGAGATTCCAGACAGAATACAGTTTAAGTCTGGAAAAACAATGGCGAAGTGGTACGTAGAAGCTGGGAATCTTTCAAAAGAACAAAGGGCATTAGTAAGATCAAAGACTTTTCCTGGAATAGCTAGAGCTATGGCGGAACAATGGGGAAATGATTGCAGTAATTTAAAGAAAGTACCAAAAAATTCTATTTATGGCATGTTTGGCGGCTTTCCATCAATTGCAGAAATGTACAATGATAAATGTTTTTGCTGTATAGCCGACAGAAAGGGCAATGAATGCAAGGGAAAAGAAACTTGCGGAAACACATGGAAACGATATGAAGCAATTATCAATCAGGAATGGCATCATGTTAGCTTAAACACTCTTGCCAATCTCGATTTTGATATGCTAGATGAAAAGCGACAGATTTACTTATCAGCACATAGAGACTTAAAACAAACACTCTCATACTTGCGAAAGTGCAAGACACAAGACACATATGATACTTGTTTTATTCGATACATTAAAAGAGCAAATGTTATCTATGCCAATGGTAAAATTTCAAATGCAATGTTTAACTTTATTAAAGTCAAGTTATCAATGCAAAACGTGGAAAGCGGCGTCTGGTCATCTGATTGTGAGGATGCAACAGGATATCACAAATCAAGAAGATACAATAAAAGTAGAGTAGGAAGATAATATTTACAGCTGTTCTATCGGCTGCACGGGAAGAAAGAAGGAAACTATGAATTTATACGGACTCAAGAACAGAAGTACAATAGGATGTGATTTAAATTTTGATAAAATTGAGGTTTTATTAGTAGAAAGTGAGGATTAAGAACATGGATAATTTAACAGTTCAAAAGAAATTAAAACTTATCAGCGATTGCATCGCTGCGGAAGATTCTGTCGGCAAGTTGCACATTGATGTTAGAAAGATGTATGCTTATCTGGCAGAACAGGCAGTAAATGCAGAAACATCAAGCGATATTAAGTATCTAGAAATTGCAAAAATTTCACTTGATTTTCTTGTAAGGGGTATAATAAAATGAGCTGTTTAGAGGGAGACTATAGTATATATTGAAGTAACTTGTTGTGATTCAAAAGGAGACGTTAAAAAAGGAATTGATAGACTCGAATCAATTAGCGATGATTTAATAGATAGAGTTTTCCAAATGTTTCTCACCCTACACTAATGGAAGTATACAGAGCATAACAAAAGAGGGGCTTACACCCCTCTTTTAATTCAGTGCAATATTAAATTCTACACCATACAATTGGATTTCAGTCACACTTGTGAAAGTAGCGTACCCATTACCGCTTATATCAACCAGTCTAATATAAATACTACCGCTGTCAACCTGGGTGGCATCGAAAGGATTGATAGTGAGAACAGCCATGCATTGATGATAACCGTTTTTATCATGAACAATAGCATTGCAGTTGCAGATACTTTGTTCATTTACAAAAGAAAGATTGTGACTCATAACTTTAACAGTGGCATTTGTGAAATTCTTGGCTGGACTGAAAGCCAAATCAAGAAAGCTAGCCACATGACTAAAGCTACAATGTGCGTTGGTATTAGTCAACACAACAGGCATTTTGTAATCATTCAGTGTGCAATTAAACCCGTCAAGCGCAAAATCGGCACTTCGATTCCATGACGCGTACCCGCCCATTGCCTTATAAATCATATCTGCAATTGAACCCTGACCAATAGCGTTTGGGTGGATGTTATCGCTAGCAAGTACGCCAGTCCAACGTAAAGCGCTATCGGCGCCGCTTAAAAACTTAAACTTTCCAAAGTAGGTTTCATATAAGGTTTTAATTTTATTGTAAGCTTTAACTTTTGCAACAGTAGTAAAACCGATTATAGGTGTTGCAATCCATCCAATGTAAAGCGTTGCATTTGGTAACTGTGCCATTAAATCAATTGTATCTTTAATTCCCGAATTGATAATGGAATCTGCAACCAATTGGTCATTCCAGCCGCCTGCAACAACAACATACTTAACTTGTTTCTTTTGCTTATCTGTTAGACTTGCTATTGCTTGCGATAGCAGAGCAGAAAAGTGAGTATTCGCGCCAAATCCGCTGCCGCCTAAACTTTTATTAACATAAAAGCTAGCATCACTGAAATACTGTTCATGCAAGATATCGCACCACGGTTTCACCATGCCATCTGGTGTATATCCTTCCCCGTATGAGTCGCCAATTGTTATCAATCCATAATCTGTCAACCATGTGTCGATAATATCAGACAATTCACCACTTGCCTTTAAAGCATCAAGATAATTGTCAATGGCGGCGATATAGTCCAAATTATCAATGTAATTTTGAACGTCTGCCTGCCATTTGTTCCACTGTGTATAGTATTCATCCCATTTGGTATCAAGATCCTTTACAGTATCAAGTAGCCAGTCAAGGTTTAAATTGTGAAAATCCGTATACGGAAAATTTGAAAATGCCATACTATCACCCCTTTTACTTAAATTGATCACTAGGGATCACGTTGTACTTGTTTCCGTCATCACCCGTAACTAAAATTGGCTCAAACGCTTTATCAAAATAGTGAGAATCAGGTATTTGTCCAAACTTAACTATTGTTATAATAGCGCTTGCTTCTAATGCAGCATCGTTTTTTAACAACGTTAAAGTTGTTGGGGACTTTGATCTAATAGGGGGGAAATTGTAAATTCCACCTTGATATGCTTTGCATGAGGGGTTAATGTAGTTAATGTTTTGAAATCCAGTTAACAGAAATGTTTCGTACGAGTAACCAGCAGGCATTGTATATACAATATTATTTTCTGCCGCTCCTAATGTTAAACGTATGTTATTACCGTTTATCGTAGCTTTCATTATAGCATACCTCCTTTTTCCCACCCGAAACCATTAATAACACCTATTGAAATAGTTTCATTTTCTCGCCCACAATGCATAAAAAAGCCGTGGCCTATATCGAGGGCGATGTGCCTACCAGTGCCGCCAAAAGTTGTATAAAGTAAATCTCCATCTTTAGTCTTGTCTGGAGTCGTTATATTTGTACAACTGTTTATATATGCAGTTGAATACATATACTGTCCAGTGACTAAGTTAATAAAGCCGCTGCAATCAATCACTGTCTTTCCCAAACAGAAAGCCTTGATTTGTGCTTTCTGTGCTGCACTGTACTTTTTAAAATAATTTGGCTCTGCATTCCATAAAGCCTCAAAAACATCTGATGTACACTTCTGACCCTTCGCGCCGTAAAGGTACGCGTATTGATCACGGTTTTTGTAAAGCTCTCTAGCCTTAGCAATATAAGCAACGTTCTTATCTGGAATATCATAAATCATATCTTTAATTCTCCTTATCTTTTACTATTGTCAACAACTCAGTTATTACCTTCGTGTTGTTGTTTAATGCGTCAACCCACTTTGCACTCTCCTGGTCATGCTTTTCATACCAGGTCTTTCTTTCCTCACGCTGCCTCACGTCAAGAGCGTTTACATACCACATAACAGCGCCAAGGCAAACACACGGCACACCAACCATTTGTGCGATTTGTGCAATTGCATTCATAATTTCCATATCACCACACTCCTATTAAAAGTCTATCTGCATAAAGCTTGCAAACCTCATCAAGAAAATTGTAAGCTTTAGTCAGATCAATTTCCGCCTGCATCATTTGTTGCGAAGTAGTAACACCTATGTTGCCATGAATCCTTCCTTCATGCTTTCCAGTTGTTGTTGACTCATCCAAACCATTGGTAACACTTCCGTGTGATGTGTCAGCGCCAAAAGTTTGGGAGTCGCTACCACTATCAGTTGTGTTGTCAGTGTTTGCCACCTCAGGAGTTGAAGAATTAAACGCTGCAACCTTATGAGTACTGTCAGAAACTTTTCCAAAAGTTGTTGTTACACTTCCTTTATTAAACGTTTCTTCCGTGTCAACTTTCCCCTTCTGGAAAGTGCCGCCGCCCGTGTCAGTCCAACTTTCCATTCTATCATAATTTTCTATAGGATTGTATTCAAGCCGTGTTACTTCCCACAAGTGATCAATAGTCCATTGTAGCGACCGTGCTACACTTGTAACATGCCGTCTTAAATATTTGGGGTCTTGATACACGGGGGTTAGATCACCATATGAAAGCAAAAAGTGTTCAATAAGTTGCTCTTTTGAAACACCTTTAGCATAGATATCCGTAAAGATACTATTATCATAGTCATACAGAGTCGCTAGTGGTATAATTGTTCTCACGCTGTTCACCCCCTCTATTGATAGGATACCTCAAACGTGCTTTAATGTCAAGGTTATAATGTGCGTTTACCTTTTCTAAACATTCGTTAATAGTTTCCACCCACAACTCACATTTTGACATTACCGCGTTTTTGGTTTCTTCCACTTCATCCGTTATCATACGTTCTTTCTTATCCGGCGCTGTATAAATGCCAATTTCCATATCAAAAGCATGTTTGAGATTTTCAACACTTTCTAACGCTGCCTTAACAACATTGTAACATTTTTCAATGTCATTATTAAAATATTCATAAAGTGGGCGCCCCGTTTCCTTATCAAAAAGTGATTGATTTATTACAACAGCTAACTTACCACTCATAATATCGTCAAAAGCTGCCTTGAAAGTCTCACTTGCACTTTTGTTGCGTGCCGTAAAAATAAAACCAAACTTTGCAAGTGCACTAGCAACGTCACAGTTTGAGAGCGTTAACGCTACACGCTGCGCATATGAATTTATAAGATCTCCAATACCGCACCAATCAGGCGCTAATTTTACAATCTCACAATCTTCACCTATAACTAAATCCCCATTAAAACTAGCGTCAAAAGCTGGGTTGGCAACAATATAATTAGTAGGCTGATATTGCACGTCAAATCCGTACGGAGATCCGTGTTGTGGAATGATGCCAAATCTTGCGGTATTCATAACACAAAAGTTTCCTTTTAAAAACAAAAGAGGATAGATATAATTTTTTGCCCAATTTTGAGGCATACCATCGAAAATTATAAGACTTTCGGCACGTTGCAAAAAATATCTAAAGTATGTTGCATAGTCCCAAGTATTGTTAATATGGATCATGTTTGGATTTTGCCTTGACTCATATTCGTTAATAATAGGACTTGATACACCTTCGCCCACATAATACCCACTATATACAAAAGGTTTCATTCTATAAAAATACCCCCATTCAAAAAGTCGTTAATTATCGCTTTTCCGTTTTCAGTTGCGCTGCAACTTACATCTGCACTTTCGCATTGTAAAAAGCCTGATAAGTTAGACAAGCTTATCTTTTTACAAACTGGATAGCCAAAATGCTCATAATCACGGTTTGGCTGATTTGCAAAAATAGCACGTAAAGCGATAACGTTACTTCCTACCATTGTACCACCGCTACCGCCACTTGTTTCAACAGTTGGCGCAATGCTAGAAATTCCAGACTCAATAGCAGATATACCACCTAAAATGTTATGCGTTGCAAATGAAAAAGCAGCATTGATTGCACTTGATACAGTACCAATGACATTTGTAGAACGTGCCGAATAACTAACAGGTGCGCCACAATTTCCAGTTGCAGTGAAAAGAAGTACGCTTCCGGCTTCTACAGTAACAAAAATAGCGCCGTTTATATCGACAGAATATTTTATTGTTAGAGCGTCAATATCTGCTAGTTCTTTACTGGATAACCGCATAGTTCCAATAAAAGGCAATGTTAGTATATATTGCGTAAACGGTTCATATAACATATACTTGTGAGTCTCACTTTCGCGGTGATGCGGTACTGCTAGAGATATGCTATGTGTAAAGACTTCCCCTGTGCCAACGTCTCTACCGCTGTAACTTGTGGAAACATACCCGAGTACAATTTGTGTTGGCGTTCCGTCTGTAACATCAAACGGAACCCATATTGCACTTTGTAAGTAATCTTGCGGTCTAACTATTTCTTTTTGCACATCAGCAGGTGTTTCAAGTATTGTGTTTAAACCGTTTAAATAATCAGGAGAGTACAAATATTTTGTTACAGCTTTAAACGTTGCAGGATGTAAAGACAAAAAAGAATTTTCGCCATTACCGATAATGCAACACAAAATCGAGCCAGTTGTTGAAGTTGGTAAAGTTGCAGTTGACTGTGAAATTGTTGGTTGGGATGTAGTTGGAAACATGTTGTCAATCAAGTATCTGTTAAAATTTGCAACAGTCGATGATCTTGTTACATACATAGAGTTACTTAAAATCTCATCTTTATAACTTGCCAAATAATCACAAGTGCAAGAAATTTCATAAGTAGATTCTACATATGTAACATCATTGATAAAATAGTATCTGCCAAACGTTTCACAGTACGCAACATTCCAATCAAAAGGCGATACAGCCTGTAAAATAAAAGTAGGTTTTTCTACACTTGTTCCTTGCTTTAACACGCATGAAGTACTATCTGAAAAAGTAGGAATTTTCGTACTATTTATTCTTTTGTCTGATTTTCCAAATTTAACTTCAAATGCCATATGTACCCCCTATTCAAGAAAAGGGGCTTGAAGCCCCTTTGTTTAATCAAGTAAAATCAAAATTGCATTCTCTGTAAAGTCAACAGGAGTCTTAAATGTGTAATGATTCCAACCGTTTCTAAAACCAAACCTTGCATTTAATGGCTCGAGTGCGCTCCATTGATCAACCGGCACAATTCCCAACGTATCAATATCCATCATAATTCCTAGGACATTGTCAACTGTTTGATCTGATAAAGTAAACTTTGTCTTTCCATCTTGTTTTACTCCCTCAGCACTTCCCTTAATTTGCATTGGATTGCGTGGGTCAGTCCAGAAAGTTACTTTCTCATAATCTCCCAATTCAGCTTTCTCAGGGTGGAAAAATTCTGAACCATTAGCCTCAAAATAATTTCCAAATTTTGAAACCAGATAAAAACGCAAGTCTGCTGCATCCGTGTGTCGGTTTACAACTTTGTCTGTGAAATCACCATGAAAACGTGTACCGCGAACAGCAAGGTTTTCTTTAAGCGTTTTCATCTCAGCGCTTAACCAAATCATAAACGGTCTGAAATCAGCCGGATTCATGATTGTTTTTGCAGTCATTGCAAGCCCCGTCTCAGCGTTGTACTTTGTTAATGCGTGAAAAACCTGCTCTTTTTTGCACATATTGCCGCTTATAGGTGCTTCTTTACCAGCATCAGCAAGGATAATTGCAAGGTTTGCGAGTTGCGCACGCGCCATATTTTCAAGGTCAATCTCGTAAACATTTGAAAATTCAGTCATCAACATAGAGAAATACGATGCTACTCCTGCCTCAGAATCAAACGCTGCATTGATCTGATTCTTGTAAATAGTGTACTTCCTAGCATAAGTTTGACCACCACTAGCGATTGTAAGAAGTACATCATACTTTACGGGCTTTGTTCCTGCTTTCCAGTCTTGACTTGCCTCAGCTTTATCAAGCTCAACATTGATATTCCATTCATCATTGTCAACCTCAGATTCGTTTACAATCGGGGTAAACTTTCTAATATAATTACCATAGCGTTGATCATCCCAAACCATACCAGAAAGTTTTCGTGAATATGGTCGAATAGAATAAATTGATTTTGCAAGTACAGTAGGAATGATTTGATACAAGTTATCATCTTCTCGATCAAAGCCCATTTTAAATGTATTTTGCATCTGCCCAAAAGTTAAATTTTGTTCAGACTTTCTACCAGTATACTCGTTATACATTTCCGTAAGTAATGGAGCAATTTGTGTATATGTAAGATTTGCCATTGTTTATACCCCCTTAGAAAAATTTACTAATATCTGGTTTATCGTTTGAACCACCAAAATTAGTCTTGCCGTTTGCAAGCTGCTGCGCTTTTACAAGTGCAGCTGCAAATTTGTCATAGTCAAATGAACTATCTGTCTTCTGATCTGTCTTCTGATCTGTCTTCTGATCTGTCTTCTGATCTGTCGTAACGTCAAACGCTGCAATTTCATCTTTACTGTAACCTGCATTTACAAGCTTCAAAATCTCATCAATTTTCATATTTTAACCTTCTTTCTTTATTTGTTGACAGCTGTAAACAGAATCGAACTGTTGCCTTGTGATTCAAAGTCACATACGCTAACCATCTACGCTATACAGCAGTAATAGGCGGTCTGTCTGTCGTCCCCGACTCGCACACACTGGCTAGTGTTTGGATAGTGCAACCGCCTATTTATTATATATCATTTATATAATTGTTTGTCAATTACAACTTTATAGAATATCATACCATGATACACAATCAAAAGATGCTAAAAAATCGCACTGTGTTTCATAGTCTGAAAATGTTATGTCACCACTAATAAACATTGGTTTTAGATACTTTTTACTACTTGTTTGCCACCTCTCTAATGATGATGGAGAAGCATCAAAAACATCATCACAATGAGAACGCATAGGTTTAGTCACGTAAAATTTAAAGTCTGATTTATGTAGCCACACAGAAAACAAAGGTGTTTTCATATCGTGCGTGTATTCTTTTAAGTTTTGATGCCGTATTCTATCATCTTCCAAATCCATAAAGTCATTATCAAGCTCCATTTTCGCTCTGCCTTTTGGAAGATTTCTATAAAAAGCGTTTTGTCTCTTTTTCTCAGAAATAGGAGACTTAAACGGTAATATAAGTGTTGTCTCGCACCTATCTACTTGTGTAATTTCAGTTCTTTCTTTTACCGCTTTGTAGCAATCAGGGATTAACCGATATCCAATTAAAATATTAGACATGATTGCGTTGGAGTTCCCAAAAAACCAAGTTCTTATTTTTTCCGTTTCCGAGTCAGGACGGTTTCTGAACAAAACTTCCATAATATTTTTGTATGCCTGAAATTCATTTTTTATAGGTCTGTCGCCTTTTTGTGGAATGAATTCATCAAAAATTACATCATAAAAACGCGTAAAGTCTATACCAGTTTTGTTTTGAAAAGTAGACAGCGAAACACCTACTATAAAAGGTTTATCGTTTTGCAAGTCCTCGTCTGTCAGGTATGCCTTGCCATAACCTTTTTTGTCGTTATATTTCAAACGAATATCTTTTCCAAACCAATCAGGTTTTACAAAGTCGCCTATAGTCGAAAAGCTATTCTCAAGTGCAACGTTTGTTCTACGCACGTATAAAATAGGGAAATGCCCGTCATTCCATATATCACATATCAAATGCGATTTTCCGATACCTCTTCCGCCTATAATATCAATGTAACGTTGTCCAACATCACAAATATATTTATAATTCAAATACCCGTTTTCTTTATACAAGTTCATGCTATCACCTCTTTTAACTTAAAAGAGGGAAGTCGTTTTGACTTCCCTTCCTGCCTTAAATAAGCTCAAAATTCATATAAGTCCTACCGGCTTTACTCTGCGATCTTGTCAATTTAAACTGTAAATTGTAAGTCCCCATAAAATCATAGGCACTTTCTGCCGTCTTGATCACGGTTGGACTTGACGTTGCAATTGTTACAACCTCACCAGTCTCAATGTTGGTATGATAAAAAACAGCCACTTCCTTATCATCTGTTGTGTAGCGTACATAATCTGTGACATTTACAATCGTATCATCTGGTAAATTCTTCATTAACAAATGATTGTCATTCACCATCTTAAAAATTTCTTTCTTTTCAAACTCTCTTGATTGTCTTTCAATTCTCATTTTCGTTATCCTCTTTTCTTTTATTTAAGGTTATTATCCTTTACAAGTATATAATAACTCATTTACAAAAGTTTTGCAAATAAAACGTTATTTACTCTACTATTTCATCAACTATAGTGTAATTCTTGATTTGATCATCTGATAAACCTATCTCATAATCGCGAGCTATCATACAACTATAGCCGGTATACTCTGTTATTGCTTCTTTGCCTTGATAATCAACAACTTTTGTTTTTGTGATAGTATCGCTGTCATTATACCAGATTTGAAAACCGCCGCTATTCTTTATTTTAAAGCCCTCTCTAAAGTTATCAAGGTTTTTAATTACTTCTACCCCCCTTGCCTTTTTAACACCAGATATAGTACAACCAAAATACGTTTTATCTTTTGTTTCTTTGTAAGCATTAAAACAATACTTCTTTGCGCCAAGCGTTTTAAAATCTTTGTATTCGGGTTCATACCTATTTTCAGATTTTACATCGCTTTCACAGTCAAAATATCCGATATAATATTTTTTACCGTCAATATCAACAAAAGTATTAGTTTCTTCGCAAAGCTTATATATCCAATTATTTAATTCTGTCAATTTGTCAAAATTAAAGTTAGTTGCTTTGCAACTGTCTGTATCACAATAAATATACGAGCTTTCGGCACATGCTAAAATCCTACGCAAGTGTTTTCTTGCGTGGGCTGTTGTATATACCCCCCAAACATACGGCAAAACGCTTTTTTCGCTTTGCTCTGCAATGCTTTTTTCATCTGGTATCGAAAAACCGCTTGCATCAACCTTTTCTTTATATGCAATATCATTTTCATACCTTGCATATGAAAATTCTTGCCATTCGTTTTCCAAATACAACATAATAGGATGAACCGGGTCTGTTGCTGCCATGCCATAAATGCCGTTTAATTTATTTTTGGCTTTCATTAAATCGTACTCCGCCTCTTCCCTCTCTTTGCTATTTGGGGCTGTATGCTTCACGGCTATTTTAAGTTTTGTTTTTGCTGTGAAATATTCCATGATAACAGAACGCACATCATCAGGGATATATCCATATCTTGCAGTATATAAGGTATCCTCTATAATTTCAATGGTGTCAAAATCATAACATTCGTCAATGATCGAATAGTCTATATCTGTCACTGTTGTTTCAAGCTCTGCTGCTTTCCACACTCTGCCATTGTCGGGATCTACCCCTTGCAAGTTGCGGCATTTGCTTATAGATAGATACGGGTTGTATTGATCTTCTTTAAGTCTTACATTTGTAAGCTTTATTTGTGCTATCCATGCAAGATTTTTACTTTTTATATATTTTAAACATTTGGATGTTACGGGCATTTTTTCAAATGCTGTTACCGGAAATTTCATCAAAAGCAGCATAGCTGGGTACATGCTACTTGCATCGAAACTATAGACGTCATGATATATTTTAGCGCATTTTATCATGTTTGCGTGAGTATCGCCACCACGAAAAGCCTCTTTCAAAAGCTTATATGTTTTGTCTGTTAAAGCTAACTTTTTCTTTAGCATTCGTGTGGTAGTGCCTTTTCGTATAGCTCTTTTCATATCACGTCTTACATAAGATGTACTTGTTAGAGGCACTGATGCAATTCTATCACCATCTTTTGTAAGCATGTATGTTATTGCTTCCCAAAGTCCTAAAGTATCATTGATGATATATCCCCACTCTATAGGATTGATATAGCTTTCGTTGTGCCTTATAAGCGAGTAATCCAAATCACCTTTTGCTTTTATGTGCGTACATCCCGCCATTTTTTTCGTGAAGTTATCAAGCGACATGTTTGTGAGCTTATAACTGCACCTCAGTTCGATACCACGTTTCTTTAAGCGCCATACAAGCGGTTTACGCTTTCCAGTTGCGAACACTTCGCTATAGTCGTTTAAATATCCAATCATAAAGGAAAATTCAAACGGCAAATTGTGAACGTAAATCACAAAATACCGTGACTCATTTGTTTTATAGTAAGCTTGTATTTTATCAAGCAAAGCGATAAAGTCAGACCAATATCTACCCTCTACTTCTTCTCCATCAATGCAAGCCGACCAAACATACATAAAAGCGTCAATAGGTTTCGTGACTTCTTCGCCATGATCATCTTTTTCAATTCGAGTACGTGAAGTGGTTTCAATATCAAATGTTCCAAATTGATCAATATAATAAGGGCTGTCTTTCTTTTTGCCTAAAGGTTTATGCAAAGAAAAGCTGCGTGACGGCACATAGTCCGTCACTGACTTAACCTCTATATTATCATATTTGTTTGATCTATTTAAACATTGAACTATCATGATTTACAACTCCTGTTTTATAGACTTTGGTTTTGGCTTCGCTCGATTGCTCTTGTATAGTTTGTTTGCTGCTTTAAATTCTCTCGCTTTATCTTTCCATGATAGCGAACTATTTTGTATAATCGCGACTCTAAACTCAGCTTGATCTTTTAAATTTGGGTATAATTCTTCAGATGCTTTAAAAAGTTCTTGCAAGCCCTCTCTATTGTTTGTATCTATTGCCTCTGTTAACAGTGTAACAATTTGATCACTTGAAAGCTTTGCATATTTTTTATCTGCCAGATAATGCAACGTATTGAAAAGCTTGTCACGAACGCTTTTGCTAAGTTTAGATATATCAACTCCGTAACGCTCCTTAAATGTTGCAACACGCTTGTTTTCTACTTCAATACTGTCTCTTGCTGTTGAAGCTTTTGCTTCAAGATAGTGCAAAAGCTTGTTTTCAAGTGCTCTCAACTCACGAATTGAAAAATCTTTATATACAGCTTTACCAGTTGAAACATAAGAAGCGTTATAAGAAACGCGCTTGTTAAAATAATCAACCGCATCCTGGTATCTGAAAAGGGCTGTTCTATCCTCTGTGATTCTGCCTTTTGATATTGCTGTTGTTAGTGTTTTGGCGCGCTTGTTTGCAACGTTGGCAAGTTTGCCAACACGGGCGATATATTCTGACTTACTAGAAGTGGTTTCGATAGAATCATAGTGCCAACGTGTGAAATACTTTGCTTGAATTTCTGTCTGTTTCATAATTCGATACCTCTTTTCTTTAATTCTTCTTTTACAATTTCATATTTATAATTGTGTGGTGTAATTTCTCTGAAAATGTTACCGATTTCATTTTTAGTATAACCGTGATATCTCAATACTAACATAACGTACTGTACAGCCCCTTTCCCTTCTTCATATGAACACTTCATTACATCCGATGGTGTTTTATACCATGTTGTCGTTTTAATATCTGCTACCGCTTGCTGTAAAAGGGCGTCTTGCAACATTTCATAAGGTGTTAACTTACTATTTATAATGCCGTCTTTAGGTCTTTTCATTTCTTTATATCTCCTTAAGTTTTTCTTTTATTGTATCATGGAGTTGTTAAGAAATAAAGGATAAATTATGAACAAAGTGTTAACAAATTATTGTTATAGTTGGTATAGAACAACGAGACGAACAAATGTATTGACTCGAACAGATGTATCAATAGCCGAGCTGACAAGCGAGCCAATCGAGCGAGCCGACAGGCGAGCAACGACCGAGGGCGACAGGCG